ATATATTTATTTTTTTGATGATTTTTTACTTTTCTTACTTTTTGATACTTTTACAATTTTACGTCTGCTTGTTTTAGGTGCTTTATCAACAAGGTCTTTGATATTAATTCCTGCGATTTCTGTTTCATTTGCAATTTCTTCTGATAATTCTTTATATATTTTATGTAAATCATCAATTGTTTCAATATTTTTCATAGTAAATTCATCAATTAACTCATTGATTTTATTACTATCAAAATTTTTCTTAATTAATTCCATTAATTCATTTTTAGATTCTTTATTAAAAATAATTAATGTATTATGTTTTTTATTATAATAGTGTTCATTAACTAAACGGTTCATCATATTTTTATAATAATTATATTCTGTTGTTCCATCATCTACATTTGACATAACATTTGTGAAGTCAATAATAATATAATTTGAATTTTTTGTTAATTTATTACATACATGTGCTAAATCTTCTACTAATGAAATCTTTGGGTCAATATTAATATATTCATATTTACCAATCTTTTTCGGGTCAATTGTTCCTTCAACTGATAAATTTTTAAAACCCATTTCTTCTACTTGTTTAATTCTATCTTTTAATTCTTCATCTTCTGCACCTGGATTAAGTAACATTAAATCCATTTTATTAGCGAATGTATTGTATAAAATAAATGTATTTTGTGTAATTGTAGAGATATCTAATATTGATTTATTTTTAATATCTTGTTCTAAGATATCTTCAAGAATAATTTTAAATTTATTTTGAACTTTCTTAATATTATTGATTTTTAATTCATTTTGTTTAAAATATTCATCAAAAATAATTTCTCCATTTTTATAAGTTCCTACGCGAACAATTTTATTATTTAATAAATTTTTATCTAAGATATTATCATTACCAATATCTTTATATACATTCTTTAAGTTATCAACTAAATATTTTTTACCTTTAAAGTTAATAATTTTATATCTTGTTTCACTATCTGTAATAATAAAATTATCACGAATATTCCATGATTTAAAGTAATCTTCATATTCATTATCAACAAAACAAGTAATTGATTCATTATTTCTTTCCATATTAATATGACAATCAACAGCAACTTCTTTTAAACATTGTAAGATAAGTTTTTCTTGAATTTCTTTTTTATTTGCAATTTTACTAATCATATAATCAATAGAAGTGTCTAACATTTCTTTTTTAATATTTTTACGGAGTTGCATTAAATCTTGTTTTGATAGATTTTTAGATAAATTTAATTTATAACGTAAATCAATATAACTTGAATATTTGAAAATATTAACTAATCGAGTATTATATATTTTATTAATACTATCATTTCTAAAATCAATGAACTCTTCTTTTGGGATATGTGAATGCGAACATATACGTAATCCACGACCAATAATTTGTCTAATTACAATATTATTCCACCATGGTTCCATAATATGAATTTGACGAATACCCATTAAACTGATACCTTCTTTACCAGTTGATGTCATTAAGAAAATCTTAATTAATTTACCATCTTTATTTTCCATTGAGTTAAATACTTTTTTACTCCTATCATTTCTATGTTTTCCTGTCCATAGAATAAATTTACCATTTGGTGCATCTTTCTTTGCGGATTTATCATAATCAACAAAACCATTTTGTCGTAATGCCTCTGCAATAAATTTAATACCATATAATCCTTCAAAACGAGAATAGATTAATACTGGACCATTACTTTCCATTGCTTTCTTAATAATATGGTATGTTTTCTTTGAGAAATTTGCTAAGTTATTATTAATATTTAAAGGTTTTGAATCAACATCTAACATTTTTAAGATTTTTTCTTCAGAATCAGATGTTACTTTTTCATCTAATAATCTTGTTTTACTATTAACAGCACGAACATTAACTGGTTTTCCATTTTTTGTTAATGCTTTTGATAATAGTAGTTTTTCTTCAAACATATATTGTGGATATACGACATTTGATGCTTTTATTCGTGATAAAAATGTATTATTTAAATCATTCTCAAGTTTATTCTTTTTTAAGTTTTCTTGTATTTTTTCACGTTCTAAACGTTGTGCTAATAAATAACCAGTTTCTTGTGCATTATTCATAATACATTTGACTTCTTCTTCTACTTTTTGTGCAAAAACAGATTCGTTTATACCACGATAATAACTGACTAGACCGTTTAATCTTCGTTTTAACATATTTGGATTTTTTAGAGAATCCATATCTTCATTAAAGAATGTCATATCAAAAGTGTCACTATCTAAACCAAATTGAATTTCTGGTCTATTCATAATAGGTCCTCGAATAAGGTTTGAAATAATCGCAATTTCAGATGGTCTATTGACAATTGGAGTACCAGTCATTGCCAAGATTTTCATATTTTTTGCATCTAATAGCTGTCTATACATCTGTGATAATCTACCACTATCTACTAATTTATTAGAGAACATATTGATTAAGTTATGAAACTCGTCAATAATTACAACTGCATCATCAAATGGGTTTGTTCTATCCGAATATTTATTTGTATATTTTTCACCAGAGGTTAAACGAGTTGGGATTAAATCTAATTTATCTTTCCAACCACCTTTCATACTATGTGCATTATAGAAGACAAGATAATAATCATAATTTCTTAACATTTCAATAACTGCATTTTTGATTTTAGTTTGTGATTCATTTTTCATTGTTTCTAATAATCCATTAACTGCATTTCTTACAGTACAGTTTGAGAAACATTTACTTGCAATCTCTTTAATCCAAGGGTCAAATAATAGAGATGCAGGCATCATCATAATTACTTTTCTATGATATACTGAACGTGTTTCATAATCAGCACCAAAAGATTTTAATTTATAATCTCTGCATGCTTCTGAAACAAGAATGCCTGATGTAGTTTTACCGGCACCCAATCCATGATATACTAATAGACCTCGTTGTTTTAATTTTTCTTCTGGAATTTTATTAAGATGTTTCATATATTGATATAAGAATTCTTGATATTGAAAGAATTGTTGATGGTCACTTTCTTTCATAGAACTACAAATTTCTTCTCCAACAAGAGATGGTAATACATCCTTGGAATATGATTTGAATTTTTCACTTACATTTGTAATAAAATCAGATGAATTTGATTGTAAATACATTATATTTATATATAATATTTATATATAAATAAATTTTAAAATACTTTCTTTATAAAAAAACTAGTTATTATTCCTAAACATAATGCCAATATAATATTTATTATTGTAAATAGTTTATCTATATCATATCTAGAAAATGAAAATATATCTTTAATTGAGAAAAAGGAAAGACAATAATTAAGTATTGTCTCAAAAATTGACAAAGTATCCATATACAATAACATAAATTATATTTCTTAAATCTTTTAAGAAATATATTTATAATTTATATCTACATTCGGGACAACTACATTCTTTTTGAAGATTAAGTTGTTTTTCTTTCCAAAAATCAATACATTTTTTATGATAAATATGACCACAATTAGTAATATGAATATTACTGCGAATATTGTCTAAACATATTGAACATTTAATTGAAGAAGCAGATACTAAATAACAATTTATAAATATTTTTTTGAAATGTTGTGGAATAACTTTTTTTTCAATATATTCTGTTTTAATATTTTCACTTGTAATATTATGTTCTAAAAAATCACAAATATTTATTTTATCTTGAAACTTTTCTTTAAAATCAGAAGGTAAATTATTAATATGAGTAAAATTTCCCAAATGATTATTTTGTCCAGAACCTACATATAACCATAAAATATTATTCTTATATTTTTCAACAAATGATAATGGTAATTCTTCAATTTTTTTATAATTTCCAATTTTATTATTAATTAATCCACTACCAATAAAATCCCAATTAATTTTATTAATATATCTATCAATGAAATTAGTTGGTAATTTTTCAATTGGTGTATAATTTATATATATTTCAAATCCATTATTTGAAGGTAATACAAGTTTTAATCCACTACCAACAGAATTCCATCTTAAATAATTCTTAAATTCATCAATAAATTCAAAAGAAAGTAATTCTATTTTTTTAAATTGATAAGTATTTAAATAAGAACCATTACCAATTAAACACCAATTTATATAATCATGAAATTCATGAATAAATTTAAAGTTTAATGTATCAATTGATGAATATCCATTACTATTACTTCCTACATATTTCCAATTTATTTTATTTATATTTTTTTTAAAAAAATCCAATGTATTTTGATATGTCAGTTCCGATGTAATTAACATTATTATAATAAATAAACATATACTTATAAAATAAAATAATCTTTGTTTTTTAAATAAATTTTAATAAAAATCATTTAAATTATATTTAAGTTAGAAGAGGTGGGTCAATAAACATTTTAATAAATGTTTTATGAACTTCATCTTCTCTGCCCTTTTGTGCTTCATCTATAGTTTGGTCTACAAATTTATAAATGATTTTTTGTTTTGGTTTATCTTGTTGTTTATAATAACCAATAATAGCCATAATAACTCCTAGAAAGAATAAAGTAATAGGATATATCTTCATTTAATAATAATTAATATATTATAAATTATTATTTTTTATTTATATCAAAAACTATACAAAAATTAAATAGATGGTTCAAATTTCCAATTAAGTTCTTTACAAATTGCTTTCCACATCATATCTTGTTGATATAATTTTTCTTTTGATTTTAATAATGGAAAATATTGCATATATTGTCTTTGATTTAAAATTCCTAAAAATTTTCTAATAACATATGAATAACTTAAAAAGTTTGTTCTATCATCTGGACAAATTTTACTAAATGGTTCTTGTGTTTTTTTGAACATTATTCTCATTTTTTCTTCAACTTCTTTACTTAATTTTGGTGGTGGTTTATTATTAATCTTATTGATAATGTGAAATACTTGGTCATAATATTTTGAATATCCAGTTTTCTTTAATATTCGTTTCATTTTATCACAATCTATTTTAGAATAATCTTTGATTTTTTGTTTATCAATTTCAGTAAGAATTTTATCATATGCTTCTTGTGGAATAATAACTGGTTCTAAACCTTGGAATTTAGATAACCATTCACAAAAATGTCCATATCTTTTATATGAGAAATTTGTCATTTCAATAACCGGTTCTTTATATGGTATTTTTTCAGAATCCATAATTGTATAACTACAATCACCACATTTATTACATATATAAACAGAATCAACTACATTTAAAACTTTTTCTTGTTTGCAAGTATTACAATATGTATAATTATTAACATAACTAACTTTTCTAGATTCACTATTTTCATTAATTTTATCTAAATATTCTGCATAAATGTCAGTTTTATTAATTTTAGTATTTTTAACAATGAATGTATTAAGATTTTGATTTTCAACTCTATTATTTTTATTATTAATAAAATCAAAAATAGATGTTTGTTGTTTTTTCTCAGCTGAAACAATACGATTACCTGATTTATCATAATAAACACTTAATAAATCCATTGTTTTAATGAGATAAGTTGTTTCTTGTTTATTATTATTATAAATGTCTAATTCTTTTTCGAGATTTTTAATATCAAGTTTTATTTTAAGTTTAGATTTAATTTCAATATCACTACAATCTTGTAATTTTTTCTTTTCAATATTTTGTAATTTATTTTTTAAAACTTTAATTTTATTTTCAATTGAAGTTTTTTTATTATTATTTTGTTTAAAATCATTCATGATTTTTTTATGATAAGAATCTAACGTATTACATTTTTTGTTAGACATTTAAATAATATATAATATATAATTAAGTATTGTAAAAGACTTAAATAAATTAAAAATATATATCTTTTTATTAAAAATATATATATAAATATTATATATTATTATGGTTATTAATACACTTGCTAAAAAATCTAGTATAAATAATCAATGTGCTCCAGATAAAAAGAATACAAGATTAACTTGTTTTTCATTAAATTCATTACAAAAAATTGCAAAAGAATTAAATAAAAAGAAAAAATTAAAAGGTAATTCAAAAATAACTATTAAAAATAAACCAAAATCAGTATTACTAAAGGAGATTAAACAAAAATTAAGTTGTGAAGTAACAGTTGATATATGTGTATTAAAAAAACAAAAGTTTTTTAATAAAGAATTAGAAAAAGAAATTCAAAAAACTTTTAAACCAGTTGGTCCATTAAATCATAATGCTTGGTTATGGACATCTCATATTGAAAAAGTAATGAATCAGTATGAGAGAAAATATAAAGATTTTGAATTTATGGGACCATATCCAATTGATTTTGATTATATATTTAAAGAGATTGCCACACTTGATATCAATAAAATTAGTAAAAAAATTAAAAAAATAGGAATTATTTTTAATACTGATGTTAGTACTGGAAAAGGAGAACATTGGATTTCATTATTTATTGATTTAGAAAATAGAACTATTTGTTTTTTTGATAGTGTAGGTGAAAAACCGCCTGTTCAAATTTGGAGATTAATAAAAAGAATTGAAAAACAAAGTAGTAAAAGTATTGCACCACTAAAAGTAATAGTAAATCAAAAAAAATATCAATATTTTAATTCTGCATGTGGAGTATTTAGTTTATGGTTTATAATATCTCGTTTAAAAGGACGGTCATGTGATTTTTTATTTAATATGAATAAGAAACTAATTAATGATAGGACAATAAATGAAAGACGGAAATTATATTTTAGAACAATTAATTAAGTTAATAAAAATAAATTATTAATTTTTATTAAATTTTAAATAACCATTAATTCATCAAGGTCCCATATTTCTACATTACCATTTGGTAATGTTCTTTTAATTTTAAATGGAATAACTTTTTTATTTAATTCTTCTAATGCAATTCCGTATGGAGTTTTATTATCTATTTTATCAATATCAATTAAAATACAAGACCCATTAATAATTTGTTGGATTCTAAATCCCAATAAGAAATTTTTTTCATATTTTGTTAGTATATTAAAAGTGACTCTTTTTTCTGTTACTTTTAAATTATCATCTTCAATTATTTCAAAGTCTTCTTTTAATTCATCACCAGTAGAATCATCTTCTTCATCTAAATCATAATCTTCAACATCATCAAAATCTTCTTCAATAGTTGGAAGTTTACTTTTAATAATTGGTGTATTAATTCCATCTTCAATAATTTCAACAATATCTTCTTCATTTGTTTCTTCTTCATCTTCAATATCTTCAAT